TACAGCCAAAACCACATGGTGCTGATCCTCAAGGTTTACCTATGGCAAAACCTGATAGAACAGAGCCAGCAACATCAAATATGTTACCAGGAAATCCTTTTAATATTACATCTGGAAGCACAACAATCACAGTAACAGAACCTAATCACGGCAGGTCTTCTTCAGACACAGTGGTTTTTAGAAACGTTGATGGATCACCGGGAGGAGTTGCTTTTACAGCGTTTGAAAATTCTTCAGGATTTAGTATAACAGTAACAGGAACAAATAATTATACGTTTACATTAGGATCAACCCCTACTGTAACGGAGAGAGCAGGAGGAATGTTTGTAACGGCAGGGCCGGTAACATTGACACCATAATGGCAGGATTAAGTTATTCAGATTTAGTTACGAATATTAGAAATTACACAGAAGTAGATTCTAATGTTTTAACAACAGCTGTTTTAGAGAATATTATTTTAAACGCACAATATAGAATTATGCGTGATGCTCCTATCGATGCCGATAGAAAGCAACAACAAGGTAATTTAGTTACAGGTCAAGAAACAATAAATGCCCCAGCAGGATGTTTATTTGTTAGAGCTGTGCAAGTTTACGATTCAACTTCAGCCATAACAGGCAATAATAGATATTTAGAAAAGAAGGATGTTACATATCTACAAGAATATGTGCCTTCAACAGAGACAGCAAAAAGAGGACAACCTAAGTATTATGCTATGTTTGGTGCTGCTACAGGCAATACAGACACGACTTCAGGGCGACTAATGCTTGCTCCTGTGCCTGATACTACATATAAATTTAGGATTCATTATAACGCCATGCCAGCCACATTAGCGTCTGACAACACGACTAACTATATCAGTCTAAACTTCCCTAATGGCCTATTATACTGCTGTTTGGCAGAGACATATGCTTTCTTAAAAGGTCCAGCAGATATGTTGACACTGTATGAAAATAAGTATAAACAAGAACTAGATAAGTTTGGTGTAGAGCAAATCGGCAGAAGAAGAAGAGATGACTACACAGATGGCACTGTTAGAATAACTGTTCCATCAACAAACCCGTAAAAATTAGGAGTTAAATTATGGCAATAACATCAGCAATCTGTAACAGTTTCAAAACTGAAATCTTAACAGGCACTCACAATTTCACCGCATCAAGTGGAGACACTTTTAAATTAGCATTGTACACAAGTTCTGCTTCTTTAGGTGCTAGCACAACTGCATACACAACTTCAGAAGAAGTTTCTGGTTCTGGCTACACTGCAAAAGGAAATGCACTTACGAGTGTAACTCCTGCTTTATCAGGGTCAACAGCTGTATGTGACTTCGCTGACACAAGTTTTACATCAGCTTCTTTCACAGCCAGAGGATGTTTAATTTTTAATGAAGATGCAACAGGTGATCCAGCAGTTTGTGCAATCGATTTTGGTTCTGACAAAACTGTAACAAGCGGAACTTTTACGATTCAATTTCCAACAGCAGACGCATCAAACGCGATCATCAGAATAGCGTAAGGAGGCCTAACCTATGGCTTCTACCTGGGGAACAAATTCTTGGGGAGACAACTCCTGGCAATCAACAACTGTAACCATTATACCGACTGGTTTAGAAGCAACATCATCTCCAGGCAGCGGAGAAAATATGGGTGTTCCACAAACAGGTTGGGGTGGCAAGTCTTGGGGTAAAAACGAATGGAACGAACTTAACGATACTACAGCAGAACTTACAGGTTTAGGTTTAACAACAACTTTAAACGCAGACGGAGTATTATCTTTTCAATCAAATGGTTGGGGTAGAAATACTTGGAACGCCGGACCTTTTGGTGAAAGTTTCAATCCTGTAGTAAGTTTAACTGGATTAAGCATGACATCTTCTGTTGGTGATGGAACTAATATGGGTGTTCCTCAAACAGGATGGGGCGGTCAATCATGGAGCACAGGAGAATGGGGCGCAGTAAATGATAATGGTGTAGAAGTAACCGGTCTATCATTAACAGCAAGTGTTGGTGCACTAACAGAAGTATATAATGAAACTGGTTGGGGACGTGACGGTTGGGGCGAAGAAGCTTATGGTGAATCAAATGATGCTCATGCAGAGTTAACAGGTTTTGAATTACAATCAAATTTAGGTAATAGCACTTGGGGAGCTAAGTCTTGGGGAGATAATTCTTGGGGAACATTTGCATTAAATGATATTGCAGATGTTATGGGACCAACAGGAGTTTCTGCAACAGGCTCTGTTGGAACTTTAAGTTTACAAATTGATACTACATTTAGTTTAACAGGAGTTTCTGCAACGTCCTCTTTAGGATCAGTTGATCCAGCAGACGTAATGTCGCCAACAGGTCAATCTGCAACTTCTTCTGTAGGATCAGTAGTTATAGAAACGGCTTATGATATAACAGGTGTTTCTGCGACTATTTCTTTAGGATCAACAGACGAAAATTCAAATCCTATAATTATACCAACTGGACAAGCAATGACTTCCAGCGTAGGTTCTTTAGCACCTGCTGATATTATGGGCTTGACTGGAGTGTCCGCAACCTTTAGTATAGGAACACTATCAGTTATAGGAAGTTTAGACTTAACTTTAACTGGGCAATCAGCAACGTCAAATGTAGCTGCTTTTGGAACTTCGTCAGGCTTCGGAATTCAAGCATATTCTAATGTTGACACAGGTTCAAATTCTTCGTATACAGATGTTGCAACGGGATCAAATACGAGTTATAGTGACGTTGCATAATAGGAGATAAAATATGGCATCAACATATACACCACTCGGTATAGAACTTCAGGCAACTGGCGAAAATGCGGGAACGTGGGGAACGAAAACAAATACAAACTTACAAATTTTTGAACAAATTTCTGGTGGATTTACTGCTCAATCAATAGCAGGTGGTGCACAGACTACAACATTATCTGTATCTGATGGATCAACTGGAGCAACTTTATCTCACAGAATGATTGAGTTCACTGGTACAATTACAGGAAATCAAATTGTAACTATTCCTTTAGATGTACAAACTTTTTACTATTTAAGAAACTCAACATCAGGTGCTCACACAGTACAATTTAAATATGTCACTGGATCAGGTGACTCGTTTACTTTTTCAGCAACTGACAAAGGTGATGCAGTAATTTTTGCAACTGCAAATGATGGAACAAATCCAGACATTTATACTTTACCTAATGTTTCTTTGACTGGAACACAAACTTTAACTAACAAAACATTAACAGCTCCAAAATTTGCAGACGCAGGTTTCATTGCAGATGCTAATGGAAACGAACAACTTATTTTTCAAACAACATCATCAGCAGTAAACCAAATCGATGTAACTAACGCGGCAACAGGTAATGCTCCTTCATTAACAGCAACTGGTGGAGACACAAACATCAGCTTAAATTTAGCTGGAAAAGGAACAGGCGCTGTAACAGTAGGCGGATCTGCAGCTAAAGTTGCAGGTAAAGAAACTATTTGGGTTCCTGCAGTTGCAATGTACCCTAATTCAACTAATGGAGCTGAGGCTAACCAAGTAGAATTATCAAATGGCCCTGAAATAAAAACTTTAGATTTTGACAAAGATTCAGATGAGTTTGCACAATTTGCTGTGGCATTTCCTAAATCATGGAACGAAGGCACAGTAACTTTCCAAGCTTTTTTCACAGCGACATCAACAGATACAGGAACTACAGCATGGGGATTATCTGGCGTAGGTATAGCAGATAATGATTCTTGCAATACTGCTTTTGGAACACAAGTTGTTGCGACGGCGAAAGCACATAGTGGAACATCAAACGATTTAGACGTAGCGAATGAAAGTGGAGCAGTTACCATAGCTGGATCACCTAGCACAGACGAGCAGGTGTTCTTTCAAATATCAAGAGACGTATCAGCAGACGACTTAAATGCTGATGCAAGATTATTAGGTATCAAATTATTCTTCACTACAGACGCTGCTAACGACGCATAAGGAGAATAAATGGCAGGATTTGGATATCAAATACTTGGTTTTGGTTCAGGTGGAGGCGCAGCCTTAGTAGAGGGTGTAGACTTCTTAATTGTCGCTGGTGGCGGCGGTGGAAAAAATTCATCTGGAAATGGTGGAGGAGGCGGCGGATATGTGGCTTCAACTCCTGAAGGAAGCGGTGGAGGAAATCCTGCAGCTTCAACATTAAATTTCGTAACAGGAGAACCTTACACAATAACTGTGGGCGCGGGAGGAGCTGGTCGAGTAGGAGACACAACTACTCCAGCTATTCAAGGCGGTAATAATGTTTTACAACACGCTGATGGAACTCAAACAGTTTTTGGAGGTGGAAGTAATGAACCTGGTCAACCCTCAGCAACCATAGGTTCAGGGGGAGGAACAGGCCCTGGTAATACTTCTTCAAATCCAGTGGGTCAAATAACAACATCCGGTCAAGGTAATAATGGTGGAGGCGCTGGTCAATGTAACTCAACACCACCGGGACAAACATCTCAATGTAATTCAGGAGGCGGAGGCGGCGCAGGAGCTGCTGGAACTTCTGGATCGAGTGGACAGGGTGGACCAGGCGGAGCAGGTTTAACATCACCACTTGATTCAACAGGTAGAGCTGGAGGCGGAGGAGCATCGGGAAGAGGTCCTTTTGGTACACCGTCTGCAGGATCGGCTTCAGATGGTGGAGGAGCAGGAAGAATTCCTTCCGGGACAACAACACCAGGAACAGCAAATACAGGCGGCGGAGGCGGAGGCGGATTTAGTATTCCAGATCCAGGAGGAGCTGGCGGTTCAGGCATAATAATTTTAAAATATCCAGACACTAATTCTATAACTTTTTCTGCTGGCGTAACTGCTTCAACAAGTTCTGGCGGAGGATTTAAAACAACAACAGTGACGGCAACATCATCGGGGTCGGAAACACTAACTTTTAGTTAATATTATGGCACACTTTGCAGAATTAGATGAAAACAACATAGTGGTTGCAGTTAGACCTGGACCAGATAGTGATAGTGAAGAAGCTATTTTTGAAAGAACAGGTATAGTTCATAAAAGATGTTCTTATAATACTAATGGTGGAAAACATAGATTAGGTGGCACACCTTTTAGAAAAAACTACCCAGGCAGAGGTTACATTTATGATGAAGATAGAGATGCATTTATTCCACCGAAAATTTATGCTTCTTGGATTTTAGACGAAGAGCAATGTGTTTATTTACCACCTGATGGTAAAGAAGCGCCCGATGAATCTACTGCTGTTGGATCACCTGTAGAAATAAAATGGTCAGAAGATAAACAAGAATGGGTATCTTTAGATTTTTCAGGAAATCCTTATACTTGGGATAGATCAATAAATAAGTGGCGTGTAGATTAAGATTGATTTTAAGTTAAAAATTAATTAATATAGTTTAATGAAAGATAAAATATTAACATCAACGGTATGGCCGTTTGGATTAGATAAAGTCGCTACTTGGGCATGGCAAGAAAATGTTTTTACACCTGAAGAGTGTGATAAAATTATAAATATTTCTAAAGCTAAAGGAACTATTACTGCAGGCATTTCTAAAGAAAAAATTGTTAATAAAAAAATTAGAAATAGCGATATTGTATTTATGTTTCCTAATGAACTTACTTTTGCATTTGAAAAGTTAACTCACGCAATAACTCAGATTAATAATAATTACTATCAATTTGATATTTTTGGTTTCGCAGAGGGGCTTCAGTTTACTGTTTATAAAAAAAATCAAAAATATGGTAGGCATGTTGACAGAGCCTTTAAAACTATGACTAGAAAATTATCTGTTTCTGTTCAGCTTTCTGACCCTAAAGACTATAAAGGGGGTGATTTAATATTATATGAAGGTGAACATGGGTTTGAATCTAAACGCTCTCAAGGGTCTATAACTGTTTTTCCTAGCTTTGTTGAACACGAAGTAAAACCAGTTACAAAAGGTACGCGGTACTCTTTGGTTGGTTGGATTACAGGAAAAGACTTTAAATGAGGGTAATAGATAATTATTTAAGTGAAGAAGAAGCTGATAAGATAAAAGATCAGCTGATGTCTGTTGAGTTTCCTTGGTATTATAATAAAGATATTATTTATGGTGCTGCAGGGTTAAGAGAAGAAAGATTAAATAATTTTCA